CTTTAAATAAATTATATGGAGGATTGAGTAATGTGTAATTTTAAATCAGGAATCATTTTAAAGGATCGGGTTTATATACCGGACCACGACAACCACAGCGCCATGCTTGAGGAGCTAAACATAGTAGACGATTCGCCGTTTCCGGATTTCGTAAAAATCGAATTGCGCCCAGATAACGGCGACGTATTCACTCCTATCGATACCTGGGATTTCGTAGTCGATCAGGACAGGCTGCCCGATTGGTTTGTGCAAGAAGTTGACGAGGCGAAATTTCGAGAAAGCGCAAAGGTATGGGCATCCAAACATGTCTTCATAGGCGTAGACAACCTTAACATCCAGGCAAAAAACAAAGAAGTATTTTATCTCAAAGATTGTAAAAACGCGATCGTGAGAGCCTGGGACAGCGCGACCGTGAGAGCCTCGGGCAGCGCGACCGTGGAAGCCTGGGGCAACGCGACCGTGGAAGCCTCGGGCAGCGCGACCGTGAGAGCCTCGGACAGCGCGACCGTGAGAGCCTGGGGCAGCGCGACCGTGAGAGCCTGGGGCAGCGCGACCGTGATAATCCCGTGCGGATCTTATAACAAGCGAGAGAATATAGTATTGTCACAAGACAGTACCCTTAAGGATTGTAATTCAAAAACCATATATCAATCCGGAAACTGGAAGGTTGAATTAGTAACCGTCGAAGGGGAATAAGATATGAGCGACCGACTAAAGAACGTGCTTGGAGCAATTGCACTTACGATTGCGATTCTTCTGGTGATTTCTACAACCGCCCGCGCAGCAGAGCTTGAGTACATCGGCGAGGTCGAGTTTTCGGCCTATTGGCCCCATGAGGATTCGTACAACGATAATTTTAAAGGCCAACCGCTGACCGACCTGGTCGATGAGATTGTGGCATGCCCGACCGGATCCGATCTGTTGGGCCGGGAGATCATGATATTAACTCCTGACGGGCAGCTCCTGCGCCGCCGGGTGTGGGACACGGGGTGCAAGACCGGCCGATTGGACATGTTGGTGGCCGGAGCAGACGAGATGAAGGACTGGGGCTTGAAAACATGCCATGTGTGGGCGATCGAGGAATAGGAGGAAATATGAAAGAACAGCAGACGATTAGGATACCAACCGATATAAATGACCGAATCAAAAAAAAAGCAGCGAAAATAGGCTGCTCTTACAATTCGCTGATACTTGTATATATCGCGTTGGGTGAAAAATTGCATGAACACAAAGAGAAAATCAATCAGGTTGATTGAAGCCCTCCGTAAAATCGGCTTCCGTTTTAGCTTCTTGTTGGTATTGTTCAATGCCTTTAGCGATAAAATATTCAATCTGGTTGTTAAGCGAACGTAATTCCTTTTGAGATATGACCTTTAGTTGTTCTAAAAGCGGCTCCTCGAGCCTTACGGTGTACTGGACTTTAGACATGGTGCTACCTCCTATTTATACTCAATATGTTAACACAACGAACCTTTAACAAATATACACAAAAAGAGTACAAAACGTGTTGACAATATAAATCCTGGGGTATACACTTAATGTATGCATATAGAGTACATAAGGAGGGTATAAAAGATGGAGATCACAAGAGAAGAGTTAACCGTATTGATCGACCAGCGGATAGAAGAGCGCAGGAGGAACAGAAGCCTAATGGAAACCGTGCTTAATGAATTCAAAGAGGACTTCGAAAAATTCGACTACTCCGAGCACATTGAAGGCGTTCGGCCCTGGAACGGAACAACTTATAGCAACGACTACGAAGAGAAGCGCGCACACGCCATCAGGGCAGCCGTAAGCGCCCTGATAAGAGGGCACTATAAGGTTAAAAGGCTTGATAGTATATCGCCTGAAAAAGCCGACGAGGCGCGGAAACTTATAAAAGAACTACTTGAAGTAGCGATGCCGCAATAGAGAGGAGGGATCCGATTGCCAGACCAGTTGACCTATGAATTTGTACCCAAAGAACGGGAGGAAGTAATTGACCTGTCGAACGGCCGCAGAGCCTATCTGCGGGACGACGGTGATTTTGAGACAGCCGATCGGCACGACAATATTGATGGGATTTACCGTATTGTGCGTGGGACGAATTGGGCTGAAAGAATTGCCTGAAAGGAGAAAACCATGCAATTTGAAAAAATGAGCGAGGCGGAACTAATGAGTTTAAGCATCCGTTACAAAAAACTGATTGCCGAGGAACCGGACACGACGTTCGCGGAACATATCAGAGAGCACCGTAATCTTGTACTTGCTGAACTGGACAGGCGAAAGCGCGCAAAGGTCGGATAGTGCTATGGAAAAGTGGGAAGCGGATTGTGACAACTACATATTAAATCAGGCGTTGGCGCGGTATGACGTGCCGGAAATCGACGACGATGTACCGTTTGAATACTGCTGTAAATGCGGACGGCTATTGCACGACACGGAGCGCGTGATCATCCGCGACGGCGAAGCGTATTGCGAGGATTGCTATGAATAGAAATGAATGGCTCAAAGAGCGCAAAAACGGCATCGGTGCTTCGGATAGTGCGGCGGTGCTCGGATTAAGCCCGTGGAAAACGAATGTGCAGTTGTGGGAAGAAAAGACTGGCCGCACAGAGCCAGATGACATTGGAAATAAGGATTGCGTGAAATACGGCAAAGAGGCCGAACATTATTTACGCGAACTTTTCAGGCTTGATTTTCCGCAATATGCAGTGTCGTATGATGAATTTGGAATCATTAAAAACGCCGAACATCCATTCATTTTTGCAACACTGGACGGCGAACTATTTTACAACGAAACCGCGATATCGAATAACGTATCCGTTTCCAATTATGGCGTTCTCGAGATCAAAACCGCCGATATTGAGAACGGTATTCAGGCCCAAAAATGGTACGGCGAAAGCATTCCGCAAGTTTATTATATCCAAGTGCTTCATCAGCTTTTGGCAACGGGTTTTGATTTTGTGATCTTAAAAGCACAACTTAAATACGGTTACGGCGATAAGCGCATTGTTACGATTCACAGGATGATAGAGCGCGAATTTGTGGAAGATGATCTCAAATATCTCTTGGAAAAAGAGATTGAATTTTGGGAATATGTAGAGCGCGACGAAAAGCCGCCGCTGATACTCCCGTCCATATAGGAGGAAATTATGGAATTTAAACAAATAACCGATCTTGCGGTACTGCCGCCCGAAATTGAATTTAACTTCGATGAACTCAAAAACGAACTGGAAACCGGCCTTAAAAAATATAAAGGCATGGTTGTCTCGGAAGATGGCATAAAAGACGCTAAGGCCGACCGCGCGAAACTAAACTCTTTATATAAAGCCATAGACGATAAGCGCAAAGAGATTAAGCGCGAGTGCATGAAGCCGTATGACGCTTTTGAGAAGAAAGCAAAGATTCTTCTTGATATGATTTCCGGCACGGCGGGAGCGATCGACGCACAAATCAAAGAATTTGACAACGCAAAGCGCGAAGAAAAGCGAAAAGAGATTGAAGATTATTTCTGCGATAACGTGGGCGATTTGCGCGACATCCTGCAATTTAACCTAATTTATAACGACCGCTGGGTGAACGCGACATATAAAATGGACGACATCAAAAAAGAAATTGACGAATCCATTAAAAAAACTTCTGATGGCCTTGAGGCGATTTCCGGGCTTAAAAGTGAGTTTGAATTGCAAATTAAGGATATGTTTTTAAAAACGCTCGACCTGACGGCTGCGCTTGCAGAAAACACGAGGCTTGTAGAACGCAAAAAGCAGATGGAAGAATACAAAGCATCAGAGGACAGGCGCAAGCGTATCATTGAGCATATCGAAGAGGACCGGGAAAGCGAGCAAAGCACCGTGAATGAAGCGCCCGAAGAACCAAAAACAATCAAGGTTATATTTTATGATACAACCCAGGCTTTCCGGCGCGAAATGAAAGCCTTGACCGAAAAACACGGTGTAAGATATGGAGGTATACAGTGATGGCAGTGTCTAATAGTTTGGTAAAGTCGCAGGACGACCGCATGACGGTCAAATACGATGTAAACGGGCAGGAAATAAAACTATCCCCGGCGATAATCAAAAAATACCTTGTGTCCGGCGAAGGCAAAGTTTCCGACGAAGAGGTTATGATGTTCCTGACGCTTTGCAAATACCAAAAACTTAACCCGTTTTTGCGCGAGGCGTACCTCATAAAATACGGAAATGAATCCGCAACAATCGTAACCGGCAAAGAGGTATTTACAAAGCGCGCGAACCGGAATGAAAGCTACGACGGACATGAGGCGGGCATAATCGTTTTATCAAAAGACGGCCAACCCGTTGAACGCGCCGGAACATTTAAGCTAAAAAATGAAGAAATTGTCGGCGGGTGGGCTACGGTTCACATTAAAAACCATAAAGTACCGATCAAAATATCCGTATCATTTGAAGAATACGTCGGCAGGAAAAAGGACGGGTCAATTAATGCGCAATGGACAAAAAAACCCGCAACAATGATCCGTAAGGTCGCGCTTGTACAGGCATTGCGCGAGGCGTTTCCCGAGGATTTACAGGGACTTTACGCGGCAGAGGAACGAGACATCGACGAAAATACGCTGAACGCCGAGCCCGTCACCGATGGCGAACCCATAAAGGACGAGCCTATTGAAATTGTGAATGAGGCCGAAGAAAAAGACGATCCGCTTGCATAGGAGAAAAGGCGCATGGAAGTAATACAAGGAAAGATAACCGAATATAACGAGCGTTCGCAGGAACTTGTAATCCGTGCGCCTTACTCCAATTATGACCGCATGACATTAAGGCAATACAGCGAGGTTGAAATTGGTCTTGCAGATGGGCGGCGTATAGACCCTGAACAGCGTAAAAAGGCATATGCACTAATGAACGAAATCAGCGAATGGATGGGCGAACTGCCGGAATATGTGAAGCGGCTATTCAAAGCAAAGTTTGTTGTCGAGCAGCTTGAAGGACTACACAAGGCCATATTTAGCCTTTCCGACTGTGACATGACCACGGCGCGGGAGTTTATAACATTCCTGATCGATTTTATCCTTGAGCACGAAATCCCGACAAAAGTACCATTGCGCGATCTGTGCGACGACATCGAAAAATATATGTATTCCTGCCTTATACACAAGCGATGCGCGGTATGCGGCGGTAAGGCCGACCTCCACCATTTTGACGCGATAGGGGCCGGGCGTGACCGCACAGAGGTTTACCAAATCGGTATGAAGGTTATACCGCTTTGCCGGAAACATCACGGCGAAGCGCACAATAAGGGGCGGTCGCTTATTACGGACGACTGGCATTTGATACCGTTGCCGCTTACAAAAGAGATTGGCAAGGCGTACAAACTGACCAAGAAAAATCTGGAAGTATGATTTTTAGGAGGGTTTTATGTTTAAATACAAATCCACAGAACAGGAGCGCGAGGCGATAAAAAGCAATCTTGAAATCGGACACGTAAACGCTAAGACAGACATTGAACTATCGAATTTAACCGGAATCGACAAGCGGATCGTTCGTTACATATGCGCGGAGCTTCTATCATTTAGGATTCCCGTATGTAATATGTATGACGGCTCTGGTTTCTTTTTGGCCGAAACGCTGGCAGATTTGGAATCTTGCAAGGCGAGAAATCATTCGTACATACTTTCAATGCTCAAAAAAGAGTATAGGTATCAAAAGGCGATAGAGGCGTTTGGCGTTGATAAATTCGCCTAGGCTTTGGATTACACCTAAACCGCGCAAAAACGCGCGAGAAGTTTTATAGAAGTCTGAAATGGAGGAAATTATGCCTATAGATAGGGCTAATGTGTATGACAAGTATGATGGTCATTGCGCATATTGCGGCAAAAAAATAGAATTTAAAGATATGCAGGTAGATCATATCGTTCCAAGGCACCGGTTTGATAGCCAAATTTATGCCGATGATTCATCAAACCTTAACCCATCATGTAGGAGGTGTAATCATTACAAGCGTGGCAATTCACTCGAAACATTTAGGCGATATTTATGCGAAATGGAGCGCAAGGTACTAGGAACATATCTCGGTAAAGTGGCCATTGATTATAACATGGTCAAATGGACTGGATGGAGCGGCAAATTTTACTTTGAATTTTTCAATAAATCGGAGGAATCAAAATGAACAAAGCAATTTTAATCGGAAACCTTACCCGCGACCCAGAGCACCGCACAACTCCAAATAACATATCCGTAACCACGTTCACCGTTGCGGTGCAGCGGCGGTTTGCGAAAGACGGCGAAACGCAGGCAGATTTTATCCCGTGCGTAACGTGGAGAAACACAGCCGATGCATGCGCAAAATATTTGCAAAAAGGCTCAAAAGTCGGCATCATAGGCCAAATACAAACCCGGAGTTACGACGACAAGAACGGCGTTAAGCGGTATGTGACGGAGATTATCGCGGACGAAGTTGAATTTTTAGACAGCAAGCCAAAAACGCATGACGGCGATTCACCGGACAGGGGACGAGTGGAAGCAAGCGCCGACGATCTTTTCGGAGACGAACTGGCGGCGTTTGAGCCGGTGGATGACAGCTCCCTTCCGTTCTAAACCGCCTGCGCTATAAAAAGCGCATTATGCGGGCGCAGGGGTTGAGATAAAAGTAGTAGTAGGGTTATGGGGCCGTAGGTAGCGGCCCCGATATACCCAAAGGAGTAGCAATGTTAGAGTTAAACAAAATCTGCGGCGCAAAAGCGCATAAACGACCATAAAGCGCAGATAAGTTTTGACACAATGGAAGAAGAACCGCCGGAGCAAATAAGGCTGGAGGTATAGCATGCCAAACCGAATCATCAAGGAATCTATATGTATAAGCGATACCATAGAAAAATTAAACTGGTTTGAAGAAGTTTTGTTTTATAGGCTTATTGTGAATTGTGACGATTATGGGAGATTTGATGCTCGTCCAGCTATTATAAACGGGAGATTATTCCCGCTTAAAAGCGTAACTGAAAAACAGATTGTGAATGCTCTAAATAAGTTATCGACGGTTGGTATTGTATTGCTGTATGAATATGACGGCAGACCGTACCTTCAATTTGTAACTTGGGAGAACCATCAGCAGATACGCTCAAAGCGAAGCAAATTTCCTGAACCTGATAGCACTTGCAATCAGATGATATCATATGATATCAAATGTTCCCGTAATCCAATCCGAATCCAATCCGAATCCAATCCGAATCCAATACAATCTGAAGAAGATGATGACGCGTGCGCGAGCTTTGTTTTTGACTTTAAGAAGCTTTATAAGCTAACGAAAGCACAGGAGATTTTACTTAAGGATATGTTTGAACAATATGGTGAATTCGAGATGAACGAGGCTTTTGAAGAGATGGGGCGTCATAATGTAAAGACAAATCCGGTCGAATACCTAAGAAGCATTCTCAAAACTTCCGAAAGGAGTAAACCGGATTAATGAGCAACATGGCGGATCGAATGACTGCAGCCGAATATCAGGAATACTGCCGAACCGGCCGCCTGCCCGGGGACAAGCCGGCGCGGTCGAAGTACAAGAACAGAAAGACGTCGCTTGACGGTACCGTATATGCCAGCAAGAGAGAGGCTGACCGGGCGGCAACGCTTAAACTGATGGTCCAGGCGCGGGAAGTAATTTCTTTCTTTGAGCAGGTTCCGTTTTCTCTCCCGGGCAACCGTGAATATTTGGCCGACTTCGTTGTTTTATGGCCAGACAGCACTTGGACCGTAGAGGATGCCAAGGGAGTCCGGACGGATGTATACAAGATTAAACGGGATCTCATGCTCGAGACGTATGGGATTGAGATTGTGGAGGTGTGACATGGATAAAGACGTAGAAGAATATTTCTGCGAACAGTATGCGGCCTTGGGACTAAAGGTTGTGCCTGGCCACTGGCCGGATTTTAAAACGCGGGGAGAAGTGGATTTGTTCATTGAGGACATGAAGGAAATGGCTGAATTTTCAAAGTATTTGCTTCGAAAGAAAGCCGATAGTCAAAAATAGACAATTGTTGATTTTTTAGGAGGTAGATAGGAATGTGGGCTCCTGTGTGTGATTGGTTTAGGGAGGATAATAAGATGGATGAATTAAAGCTTGATAATTGCCCGTGTTGCGGAGCAGAGGTATATGGAGAGATTATAGAACCGCACAAACATCATTTTACGAATTTTCCGGACAGTAAGGGTTGCGCTTTTGCAGAATGCAAATGTGGACTTTCCATGATGGCCGAAACAATCGATGAACTGAAAGCAAAATGGAACCGACGCGCCTCCGGGTGGGTGAGCGATGAATTACCAGAGGTTGAACTAGGAGCAATTCTCGTAAGCGATAACGGCAAAACGCCTTATGTAGCTTATTGGAGTCCAAAAATTCATCCTTATTGGATTACTGAGGACTGGGGAATAGCACGCTTTACCCACTGGATGCCACTACCACAACCGCCGAAGGAGGTTAAGTGATATGCCTACATGGATATGGGTATTAATATGGTTGTTTGTTTGCACGTTTGGATTATTTTGCGTACTGGTTATTTTGAAATTGTGGAGGGATTAAGTGATGCCAAGATATATAGATGCTGAAAAACTGTTCGATTGGGGTAAGTTTAAATTATCGGATGCAGTAAAGTGGGGGAATAAAGATAATGCACAACAAGCGTATCGTTTTTCGACCATGATGATGTATGAGATTGCAGACGAGATCAATGCCGCCCCCACCGCCGACGTAGCAGAGGTTAAGCGGGGAGAGTGGAAGCCTATAACCGTATATGCTACAAAGACAAAATATGTTTGCTCGGTGTGTGGTAGAACTATAGTGGCTAATCGAGAAAATCCAGAGAAAAAATTTCCGTATTGCCATTGCGGGGCGTTGATGAAAGGGGAATAAATTATGAGTATATATGACGGAAAATGTGTGAAATGCGGAAACTCGCTCGGAACCGGGGATATAGATGGATTATGCTCGAGTTGCAGAACAAAACCGTCAAGATACTATACCGAATCAGAAGTACAGGAAATTAAAGATGCAAAAGAGGTTTTAATCAAAACGCAAAGCGAAAAAATAAAACAACTTGAAGACGAACTCAGTGCCATAAGCTTTGAACTTGGAGAGTATCAGGCGACCGGACTAAAAGCGGTCGATGTGCGTCGCTACCACGATGCGGAGAAGGAAGGGCGGCTTATAGAGTTGCCGTGTAAGGTCGGAGATATAGTGTATGTACTGCATAATGGAGAGATATTACATCAAAAAGTATGGCGGGTAACCGTGTGCTATGCAACCCATAATGTTTTTACTGAAACGTCGTTTAACACTGGGGCGACCGAACAGTGCAAATATAGCGGCGGATTTAGGTTTTACTTTAATGACATCGGCAAAACCATATTTTTAGACCGCGCCGCCGCAGAGGAAGCGCTGGAGGGGGAGAAGTGAAATATAGATGCAAAGAGGCATTTTCTTTAGATAAGTATGACGATGATGGTGCGTGCACAGGCGAATGTATAGATATTGAAAAGGGCGACGCATTTGAATTGTCAGAGGATGCTTATAGGCTTATAGGTGGTAAAGAAACGGTGCGTCTTGACAATGATTCGACGTGGCTAGAAGTTACAGAGGAAACTTTACATAAATATTTTGAGGAGCAACCAAAATGAAGATTGAAGAAGTAAAATCAGAAAGATTAGCAGTTTACTGCACACATTGTCAAATGTGGTTTGACACAGACAAGGGATGGCAAGCGAAGAAAGCGCCTGCGCCGTTTAACATCCCGGTATGCCCGTGCTGTGGTGCGCCTCTTTTGCAGATGGAATACGATGATTTCATCCAAAACAACAAAGAGCATGGCCGCCTCGAAGAAGTAATGACATGGGAATATCCGGACGGATCGTTTTGGGCCAACCGCATTAGGGGAGGTAGATTTGCATAATGAACACTGAATATCAAATCAAATATCTTGGCGATCTCGCCGAAAAGAATCCTTGCGGCCTCGCATGGGACATGCGGGAAGCTATCCGTGCCGGAAGAGACGCCATCCGCGCCCAACAGGAGCGGGAGAACCCGAAGCCGCTTTCTTTAGCCGAGCTGAAAGAGCGGGTGGGGAAGCCGGTTTATGTGGTTAGTTGGGATGTCATACACGTGGAAGGATGGAACATTTATTATGGCCCGAGTAGATTTGATAAATCAAAACATATATTAGTTTTTTCTGATGCGAGTGATAAGTATAGCCCCGAATACGGCAAAACATGGATCGCCTACGACCACGAACCAAAGGAGGCCGGGGCAGTAAAGGACTGTAGCATGTGCGTAAGGTCAAAAGAAGCGACGTGTACTGTAGAAGAATGCGCCGCAATCGGAAAGAAAGCATAAAAAAAAAGAGCAGCCTTCCGGCCGCCCGTGGGATCTCTGACAGGATTATTTTACCACGGGCTAAGGGGGATTTGCAAGTGTTTAAGAAAATGCGCGGTATCAAGTTACCGTATGTGAGGCAGGGGCTTATTTATTTTACTTGCCGGGACTATCATAACCAGCCACCGAACGTGCAGCAAAAAATAAATAATTTATGCGTGGAGGTGGCCGGGGAGTACTACCAGGCTCTTCGGGACGTTTTGATATTCGGGCGGCCTGTGAACGAGGCGGCGCTTAAACATTTTTGCGGAGAGGCCACGCTTTGGAGATATAAAAAGAGATTTTATGAGAGGTGGTGACCTCTCTTTTTCTTTTCCCAAAATTGAAAGTAACTGTAGGGGTAAACGTGTTACAGTTGCCTTGAACAGTTATGGAGGCGGTGAGGATGTCGAAGCTTAAGAATAAAAAGCATGAAGCGTTTTGTCACGAGTTTATGGTTGACCGGAATAGAACAAAGGCGGCTATCCGGGCTGGATACTCAAAAAATTGCGCAAACCGGAAAGGATCTGAACTCTACAGGCGAGACGATATAAATAAGCGAATCGAGGAGTTGACGGCAGAATATGAAAAGCGGGTCAAGCTGTCCGCGGACAGGATAATCGAGGAGCTCGAAAATATCATAACGGCGAACGCGGCGGATTTTGCTGAAATTGAAAAAGTAAATTATGTAGATGAAAACGGCGAAGAGAAATCGTATGAAAGGGTAAATATTTTGCCTACAAATGAGGTGGACATCGCAAAACTCGGCGCCGTTGAAAGTATAAAGCAGGGGGCAAATGGCATAGAGGTTAAGGTATGCAACAAACTCAAGGCCACGGAACTGCTCATGCGGCACAAGGGAATGCTGAACGACAAATTAAACGTTGGCGGAAAAGTGACTCACGAGGTCAATGAAAACGGATTAAAGGAGATGCTGAGGCTTGCAGGATACAGACCGGAATAAACTTGCCATAGCGCTCAGCAAAGAGCATTATTCGGCTTACGTATACCACGTTCATCACGGTGCATGGAGTCCGGGGCGATTCCCGGAATTCCTTTGTGATAAAATTCAGGAATTTATTGAGCGGCCGCCCCGGGCGGCTTATGAAATATTGGTGCTTTCCTGCCCGCCGCAGCACGGAAAGTCAATGACGGTAACGGAAACGCTCCCGAGCTGGATAAACGGTAAGTTCCCGGATGCGCGTATCATCATTGCGAGCTATAACGACATAAGCGCCTCCAAATTTGGCAGAAGGAACCGGCGCAAGGTAGAAGAATACGGCTCCGAAGTGTTTGGCATATCGCTCTCGAAAGCAAGCGACCAGGAATACGAGATTGCGGATCACCGCGGAGGAACGATCTCCCGCGGCATTATGTCGGGTATCACCGGCAATCCGGCCGAATTTATAATCATCGACGACCCGGTCAAGAACAGGCAGGAAGCGGACAGCGAGACGTACCGTGACAGGATGTGGGACGAGTGGTTGAACTCGATTAAGACTCGCCTGCAGGCAGGAGGAAAAGTCATCCTGATACAAACACGATGGCACGAAGACGACTTGGCCGGCAGGATTATAAAATACGAGCCTAACGTTGAGGTTGTGAATATCCCGTGTGAGGCGGAGAAGGGCGACATACTCGGGCGGCCCGTAGGAGATGCATTATTCCCGGAGATAGGCAAAGGCAATGCCTGGCTTGCGGAGTTCAAAGCCGGATACACGGAGGGCACGAGGGCGTGGAATGCGCTTTTTCAGGGTAGGCCAACAGCCGAACAGGGTAATATCCTACACCGCGAATGGTGGCAGGAGTATATCGAAGCCCCACGGCTGATGCGGACGCTTCTCAGCGTGGACGCGGCATTTAAGAATAACCCGGACAATGACTTTGTATGCGTCGGCGCTTGGGGTAAAAGCTACGCAAATAGTTATCTTATGGACCTGATCAACCAGCGCTTGGATTTTCCAGGGACCGTAAAGGCTGTGCGCCACATGGCGGCCAAGTATCCGGGATCTCAAATATTGATTGAAGACAAGGCAAATGGCAGCGCGGTCGTGCAAGTGCTCAGGCGTTCGGTGCCCGGCATCATACCGGTACAGCCCATAGGCGGAAAGATCGCACGTGTAAACGCCATAGCGGGGTACGTGGAAAGTAAAAACGTCTATTTGCCGAAATTCGCTCCCTGGAAGGACGCTTTTATCGACCAATGCGCCGCTTTTCCGAATGGTGCAAACGACGACATGGTGGACATGATGAGCCAGGCGCTCAACAGGCTGTATTTTGTGAATGCGAACGGGCCGCGGGAAGAACAGGCGGAGCAGGACTTTTTCAAACGACTGACGCAGAAGGAAACCCGCGATCCGCTGGGACGTGGAGGAAAGATAGAGGTGTTTTGATGAATATTCCAAGCGAAATCAAAGTAGGCGGAAAAACGTATGCCGTTGAAAAGACAGATCGCATCTCTCTCGGGTGCGACTATAGCGGAGAGATAGATTATGCCGCGCAAGTGATACGTATTCGTCCTGCTAACTTGGAATCGCAGGAACAGACGTTTTTCCACGAGCTTTTTCACGCGATGTATGATTTTATGGGATATAAAGATCACCCGGAAGAGGTTATTGACCGCTTTGCGAGTACGTTGCATATGATCATAAAAGATAATCCGGAGGTATTTAGAAAATGATTACGTATATTTTGCTTTGCGCTTGCATTGCATTAGCGTCCGCTCTCGTGTGGGCATACCGAAAAGGCCTGAAAGACGGGCTTAAAATCGGCAGCACGAAAGAAGTCAGGCCGGAGGCGGTCGAAAGGATACTTAATCCCGTAAAGCCCAAACCCGTGCCGCCTGAGGTTAAGAAAGAGCAGGCAAGAATGGCCGCGATTTTGCGGAACGTTGCCAATACAGGCACAGGCAGGAGGCAGGAAGATGTCGAATAACGATACTACGCAAATATGGTCCGAATACGAGCGCGGGAAGAATTATATTAACCGCCTGGGCCTTATAAACGAAGTTACGGAAGCGCACCGGTTTTATGAGGGAGATCAGTGGCACGGGACTAAAAGCGGAGGCGAAAAGCTGCCCGTCATAGACATCATATCCCCGATAGTGGATTATAAATGCTCGGTCGTGACACTCAATACGTGGGAAGTCGTATATTCCCCCACAAATTACGACGATCCGGCGTTCCGGATGGCGGGTGAAGCGATCTGCAAGATGCTGAACGATCACGCCGCCCGTATCTGGGAATCCGAATATATGGATGATACCGTCAACGAGGCGGTGGAGGATGCGGCGATCTGCCGTGCGGCTTATCTGTATTTTTACTACGCTCCCGGAAAAACGCATACGGAAAACGGCAAAGAGATAGAGGATCCCGGAAAGATTGAATGCGAAAAGCTGGACCCCTCCCAGATCATGTTTGCGGACGAACAGGAAAAGGATATACAAAAACAGCCCTATATCCTTATCCCGCGCAGGCAGAGGGTTGCGGATGTGCGCAAAGAAGCGGAGGCAAACCGGAAAAAAGGGAAAAACAAACTCAAGCCCGAAGATGTGAAAAACATAGTATCCGATGACGATAAGGATATGGAGCCCGGCGACCGCGCGCAGTACGAGGTAGACAATGACGGGGACGATACCGGTAAATGCAAAACGGTATTAAAGCTTTTCAAAAAAGACGGTGAAATATGGATGTCCAAATCCACCCGCAACGTTGTGTATAAAGAACCCGCGAGCACTGGTCTTACTTGTTACCCGGTAGCCGCTTTTGTTTGGTCACGCGTGAAAGGCACATGCAGGGGCCAGGGTGTTGTAAATAAACTGATTCCTAATCAGCTCAACATCAACAAAATGGCGGCATACCGTTTTCTCGCTGCGAAAATGACCGCTTTTGCAAAGCCGGTAGTGGATGTTGACGTGATCACAAACGGCATGGAGGCGGTCACGTCCTTCGGCACGGCGATCGAAGTTCACGGCATGGGCGTTTCGAACGTGCAGCAGGCCGTCGGATATTTGCAGCCCGCGCAAATGAGCAGCGACGCGAAGGCAGTGCAGGACGAATTGATCGCGCATACCAAGGATAACGCGGGGGCGTCCGATGTAGCCAGGGGTCAGACGGACATGGACACCTATTCCGCTATTCTGGCCATACGCGAGATGTCCGAAGCGCCTATAAACAGCAAACAGACGGCGAAGCTAAAACGGTTT